GTAGGAATGACTGGACCAGGGAGGAATATGTGGCCATTGGCAAAAGGATCGTTGAATTGGGCAGTAGCCGCCTGTGTTGCACCAGTCCCATACTTCTCCTCAAATGCCTTGGTTGCATTATCTAGCTGCTGTTTGAGGGTTGCCCTAGAGCTTTGGACTATGCCAGCCTCCACCTTTCCAAGTTGCTCTTGGGCTTGGCCACGGAAGCCTGAGTAGGCTTGACCTTTTGCCGCGGCAGTCTCGGCCAATTGCTTCCTATCATTCTCAAACTGCATTTGCTGCTGCTCAGCAGTAGAAGTAGAAGCTTGTTGAATCTGTGCAAGGTTTTGTGCAAATACTTGCTTGTCCAACTTGGCAGCATCTGCATACTTGGCAATGATATTTGGGTCTTTGGCAGCATTGGTAAGTGCATCTGCAAAAGTAAGCTGCTGTCCATCAGTTTGGTATGCCTGTTTCTTTACAGTATCAATGGCAGCAATGATAGCCCTCTGGGTATCATTCATTTGTGTCCACTGTTCCGGAGTTACTCCATAAGTGGGGTTGTAGGTATTTATATCAGTCTGCTCAGTGCTATTGGCAGGCTTGTCTTGGGGCAAAGTAGGCTTCTCCTCTTTTGGAGTTTGACTTGTTACTGCTGCCAAAGTCTTAGGACCATAGTAGCCAACTCCGGAGGAGTTATCTACTCCAAGAGATTGCTGCAGTTTTGCTACTGCTGCAGTTGTTTGAGGTCCATAGACACCAGGACCAGTAGCTACTTGCTCTGGAGTCATGAAGCCCTTGCTCACAAGATAGTCTTGTAGTTGCTTGACCTGAGCCCCAGACATACCAGGAGTCAATTGCACATTGGGAGGAGATATAGTAGGTGCCTGAGGAGTGGGCTCAGTTTTGGGTTGAGAGACTACAGGTGTCACAGGAGCTGGAGGGGTATAGGTAGGGGCTTTTACTTTTGTCCCCGTGTAGTAGAAATATATTTCACCACTGTCAGTTGACCCTCCGGGGCCGATTAGCCTTCGTTGGTCAATAAGGTGTACAAAACTTGCCATTAAAAACTCCTATATTAGCCAACTCGCCAGTCTGTTCCGTCGTAGTAGACAGGGACAGAGTTTGTACCTCCCCCTACTACTACATCTCCAAATGTGGGAGAATCGGCGTCTGAGACAATAGCCCTATTGTAATCTACTACCAGAGCCAGATCAGAAACTTCAATCGGGTCTGCCCTAATCTCATCAATATTTTGTGAGACTGTCTCGAAGCTCCCCCGAAGGTCTTCAATGGCAGTCGCAACCTGATCCCAATAACGGCGAAAAGTCTCTGGCTGGGAAAACCAATTAATGAGAAGTCGCGGGAGTCTGCTAATAGCCATTTAGACCTCGTTCATAGTTGCATAATCAATACGGAGTTTAGACAGTTCAGAGTAACGGAATTGGAACTCTCGACCGGGGCGGAAGTACCTACCAAGTGACCTCCAAACTACATCATATTCATAGTTACCCTTACGACCGATGTTTGCTGGTATGTACACACTCCAAGAGAAGCCGTAGTCATCACTGAATCTCATCTCTATCTTAGGGGTGTAGTCGTAGTCAGGATTCCAACCTGTATTCATACGCAAGTTAACCGAGTTGCATGTTGTCCCTAAAGCTTGTTCGACAATAAATCCAGAGAGTTCCCGTACGATAGGTTTACCGTTATCTGACGGGCCGTCTTCCAACTTCCACAGAGTGCCTGAGGATACATCCCCCGCGTACACATCTTGGTTGACTTGAAAGCCGATATGCGCTCGCCAGTTAGCCAGACCAAAGGAGTCCCACGTGGACCACGACTGAGTTACAATGTCGTAAACAAGAGTTCCTTGGTCGTACGTAATAGCGTAGAAGTCGTGCTGGTTAAACCGGAATATCCACGCCCGGAGGTTAGTAGCATCTCTCAGCTTTTCTTCAACAGACTTCGTGCTGATCCTTGTAGGAGTGCCCTGAGCCATCATTACCGACCTCTTCTCAGAGACCCACAAAAGACATGGAACACTTTGATAGTTAGAGACACAAGCTGTAGCCGCAGCAGCACAACCCTCACCGTAAACCCGCCCGGGTATTCTCTGGTAAGGAAGGTCTTGGTCACCTGTAGTGGCCCACACTTCTACACCAGACGCTCCAAGAAACCAGATTTCATCGCTGACGATGTTGATCGACATTAGAGAGTCAGGAGTTCGTTCAGCAGAGGCAAAGCTTAGAGGGTCGGGATCAGTCTCCCCGGGTTTAATCCAGTAGAAGCGCTGAGTCCCTTTAACACCTAGAAGGAAGGAACCATCAATAGTCCCGACACTTCCAACAAGCCTGTCGTCAGGCATAGTAATCTGTGTAACAGAAGTTCCGTCAGTTGAATGAGCGACTCCATTACGTACGATAATAACACGGTTGACCGTACCTGCGAATACACAGTAGTCTGTTCCCGGTAGAACCCCTATTGTAGTGACAGCAAACGTTATTGCATCAACTCGATAAAGTGTCTCGCCACAGACAACAAGCCAGTCGTCTTCTAGAGTTCCGTCCTGCCTCCAAATCCCGTACACGGGAAGAGCTGCGATCTCTTTAAACAGTGTGAGTGACGGACGAGTCAGTCGAGCCATCTTATCAGGGCTGAAACGATTCTCCGTTAAATACATATTCCTCAAACGAATAGGAGATACGTTTTCTTCTTGAGAACCACCTTCAGCGTATCCGAGAGGAATAGTAACCATTAGTAAGGCCATCCTTTATTAAACATTTGACCCGCTCTGTAGTCTGAATACCCGTAGTATCTGCTGTTACGATCTGCTGTCATCTTAGAGTTAGTCAAGAGACCGATCTCCGAATCAACAGGGGTGACCTGAGAATAACGAGAGGTAAGAGCGTTACGGCTTTTATCCCACATGATCTTAGACTGTGGATCAATCTCACGTTGGTACGCAGGATTGAGCCTGAATGCGAGAGAGATGATAAAATAGTCGTCAAACTCGGTAGGAAACGGAAACTCGTCAAACAGTTCCAGAGGTGAGCAGCGAACCCACTCGCCCTTGTCTTCTCGGTAGAACCATTCACGATCAAGGCCGTCAGTGCTCAGAGTAACACTTTCAGCACCTTCAATAAAAGCTCCATTACCGTGGACGATCACAGGGTAACCAGAGAGGTTGTTGCTAGCGTCAGTTACGGCAAATCTAGAACCATTGTCAGGAGCAGGATGCAGAAACAGCTCCACACCTGTTGTATTAAGGTTTAGGTTACATCTCGTATTCTTTGGAACAAACCAGTAGTTGTCAGGAACCGTATTCCACCAAGGATACCCTGACGGTCGTACGATGTTGTTCCTGCCAATAGGGAAGCCAGTAAGAGGGTCTCCTACTTCATTACCAAAAGCCTGTGAGACAATACGCGATAGATAGCGCAGACCCTCAGTTTCCTGCAACTCCGTAGGAGCTACTCCAAGTGCGATCAGATTACTCTGACGGTACGCATCAACAATTATTTGATATACAGTTGTCATTAGTAATCCTTGTAAAAACACTTAAATTCAAGCAGTAACCATTACTCTTCGGTGGGTGGGAATGCGGTCTCCACGTCGAGCGCCACTTCCGTCAGCATCTTGAACATATCAAGGCGCGAAGAATACGCTGGATCATCCATGACGCGGCGCGGCAGGACATACGAATGAAATGGTTAAGTCTGCTGCTGACGCTTGGCTTGCTAAGAACAACACTCAATCTACCAACCCTGTTGCTCACGCTGTAGAAGAGATTCTCGCAGAGACGAGTGAAGGTGGTAATATTGATGCCAAGATCATGGCTAAGATCAAAGCCTTCTTGAAGCAGTACGCTCGTCGTGTTCCCGGGTTGAAGAATCTGAAGTACACGGACAAGGAAGTCTTTGCTATTCTCTCGATGGCCCAGAACAAGGTTGTCAAGGGAGGTGGTAAGGATGCGTCAGGCAACGGCAATCGTTACATTCGTGCTTACCACGGTAGTCCGAAGCACGGTATACGCCAATTAGAGCCTGCCAAGTCTGATGACCCATTTGCCAAAGACAATCAAGGGATTTATTTACACCCTGATAAAAAGTTTGCTGAAATGTGGGCTAGGTCTAACACTCGGTACGGAGATGAAGGAGCTGTCTATTCAGGAGATGTGGATATTAAAAATCCACTTCTTGTCGAGAAATCGTACGACAGCTCTTACATCTCTCCTGAACGACACAAAGAACTTACAGACAAGGGTTACGATAGTATCATAAATAAAGAGAACGGTGAAATTGTCGTTCTTGACAAGAATATTATCAAAGACTTTAAACAAGAAGGAACTGCTAGATACTCTAAACCTGAAGAGGGTGAAGAACGACCTCGTGGTCTGCGATGGGACAAGCTTGAGGGTCGTAACAACAACTACCTGAAACCTTTGTTCAAAGAGATGCAAAAGGATATTCCTGAGAAGAATAGACAATCTTGGGAAGAGACTGAGCGTCTTGCCGAAGAGATGGGGATGAACTATGATAAGGCTAAGAAGCTTAATCGTGGTCCAGAAGTAGAAGAAGTCGAGGCCGTACGTATGTGGGCTGTCGGAAAGGGTAACCTTCTTGAAGAGCTCGGTAAGAAGATTCAGGATGGAAGAGCTACCCCTCGTGAGAAGGATCAGTATGTTATCCACCTGAAACAGCTTGTCGATATCTTCGATGTGTTTGCAGAGTTCTCTAGCAAGCAAGGTCGAGGGTTGAACATTCTTCGTAAGGTTTCGATCAACAACAAGAAGGCTGTTAACAACGTCAGGTACATGCTCAGCCGTAATGGTCGAGACGCTCTTGACGATGATACTAGAACTAAGCTTCTTCTTGACGCTGTAGAAGACCTGCAGAAGAACGCAGGAGAGACTCTTAAGCGTGGACACAGCAAGGCCTACGGCTTTGTTATGAACGCTCTTAATCTTCCTCGTTCGATCATGTCTTCGTTGGACTTCTCTGCTCCTCTCCGTCAGGGTGTATTCCTTGTTGGGCGGAAAGAGTTCTACAACAATCTTGGCCGTATGTTCAAAGCCTTTGGCAGCGAGCGTGTGTACCAAGAGATGATGGAAAGCATTAAGGCTCGTCCTTCGTACAAGATGATGAAGAATAGCGGTCTCTCTGTCAGTGACCTAGACGGCAACTTCACCACTCGTGAAGAGGCTTTCATGTCTCAATGGGCAGAAAAGATTCCCGTACTTGGTAAGGGTATCAGAGCGTCTGAACGTGCGTACTCAGGTTTCTTGAATATGCTACGAGCAGATACCTTCGACACTCTTGTCACTAAGTTCAAGGAAGCCAACCCTGAGTCTGAGTTTGATGACAAGCGCCTTAGTGATTTGGCGGGGTTCATTAACAATGCTACAGGGCGGGGGAAGATGCTACGAGACCTTGAGGCTGCTGCCCCAATGTTGAATGCTATCTTCTTCTCTCCGAGGCTTATCGCTTCTCGTGTTAATCTTCTGAACCCAGCTTATTATATTAAGCTTGATCCGATGGTTCGTAAGGAAGCTGTAAAGTCTCTGCTGGCTTTTGGAACTATTGCTGCTACTATCGCAGGGTTGTTTGCTGCTAACGATGATTGGAATGTAGAAACCGATCCTCGTAGTTCCGACTTCATGAAGCTTCGTACGGGTGACACTCGTTACGATATTCTTGGGGGGTTTGGACAGTACATCACTCTAGGCTCGCGTCTCGCTACTAACGAAACTAAGACAACTCTTGGTGAAGTTAAAGAGCTTGGCAAGCAACTTGGAGATAAGAACCGTCTTGATGTTCTGCTTACGTTCCTTGAGAACAAGGGCAGCCCTGTTACTACGTACGTAATGGATTACCTTCGTGGTAAGAACGCCATTGGCGAACCTTTCGATCAGACTTGGAAAATTCCAGCTACGGAAGTAAGCCCGTCGTTTGAACTTCGTAAGGCTGAAATCAGCCGCTTCATTCCTCTGTTTCTTCAGGATGCTGTAAGCTTAATGAATGAAAAGGGCGTAGCTAAGGGGGCCGCTATGGCAGCTCCTGCTGTGTTTGGTGTGGGTGTCCAGAACTACGGAGACAACAACGGAGGCACTGCTTTGAAGGATCGTTATTCCAGTGATCCTACTGTACAAGAAATCCAGCGTCTCGCAGGAGATAAGGATATCGTCAGCACTGGTGACAGAGGCGACGCTAAGGAGTATGGCCTTGATAAACTGTCCGATGAGCAAATCAAACAGTACAGAGACTACTCGGCTGAATTGATTATTGCTGCTACTAAAGAAGCTATGGCAACTGAAGAGTGGCAACAGTCAACAGACGAAGAGCGTAAAGACTGGGTTAGCACTATCGGTAAAGACATGAGAGAACTAGCACGGGAGGACCTCTTCGGGACTCCACAAGAGGAGGAAATACCCGAGGATGAATACGATGACGAACAGTGAAGTCGAACGTATTAGGGCTCTTGAAGTACAAATGTCCCACCTAATGGAAATGATGGCCAAGCAAAATGAAAAGCTTGACGAACTGTTGGGTCTCAAGAACAGGGGTGTGGGGGCGTTCTGGTTAGCCAGCGCCCTCGCAGGGACAGGCATCATAGGAGTTCTTGTTTCAGTTGTTGAATGGATAAAGGGTTAATCATGATTCCCGGTGTTGAACAAGCTCTAAGAGAGCTGCTAGAAGACCTACAGAAAATCCTTAATCAGATTGAAGAAGCCTCGCCTGAGACCAACCAGCTAAGTATTGATTACAAAGTATTCTTTGATATCATACGGGGAACGTTGTTCTCAGGGAAGCTGTCCGCCGATCAAGTCAAAGGAATGGAAGCCAAGATTAAAGCTTTTGTAGAGGAAGGGTTCCCACTATCGTGGGCTGCCTATGCTCTTGCGACTTCCTACCATGAGACAGCCCGTAGGATGGTTCCTGTACGAGAAGGGCTTAGCGCAAGCGATGCTTGGCGTAAGAAGAACCTTAGGTACTATCCCTACTACGGCAGAGGTGACGTACAGCTGACTTGGAAAGAGAACTACGAGAAGGCTGACAAGAAACTAAACCTTGGCGGTAAGCTGGTAGAAGACCTTGACCTTGCCCTTGATCCTGATATCTCTGCGAAGATCATGGTCCTTGGTATGAAAGAGGGTTGGTTCTCAGCAGACTCGCAGGGACGCCATACGCTTGCTCGGCATCTTCCTAATGAAGAAGAAACCGTGGGTAGGTTTACTAACGCTCGCAGGATTATCAATCTTATGGACAAGGCAATGCTTATTGCTTCGTACGCGCTGAAGTTTCAAGAGGCTCTTAAGAAAGCTGGATACAGGGGGAAGTAATGGGTATTCCGATTATTGGTGATATCATCGGCGCTGTTAAAGACCTCGCCGGTAAAGCTATTGTAGATAAAGATAAGAAGAATGAAATTCTTTACAAGCTGCAAGAGCTAGAAGACAAAGCTGACCAGAGGTTCCATGATGAGCTGATGGGTCAGATTGAAGTTAACAAGATTGAAGCCGCTTCCTCGTCTGTCTTCGTAGCGGGCTGGCGACCGTTCATTGGTTGGGTGGGTGGTGTAGGTCTTGCATACACATTTGTACTCTCGCCTTTTATCGAGCTGATCGCAAGAGCAAGAGGCTATGTAGGTGAGATGCCAATGCCTGATGCTAACCAGCTTATGACTCTCATCACGGCTATGCTTGGGGTGGGGGCTATGCGNAGTTACGAGAAGGTTAAGGGTGTCGCAACTAACGACATGACTACTAAGAACAAATAATTTAGACATAAAAATAGGGCCTCCCGGCGATTGCTAGGAGGCCCTTTTCTTTTATCCGTCGAGGACAGTGCCAATTGTAACAACTTCACATGCTCCGCCTGTACAGGCAAGCTCTTGTGATCCGGTTGTCATGTCTTCTGTTTCATAGAACTTAAGATCATCCCAATCAATTACAGGCATTGGGTTCTTCTCAAGCCACTCTTCGTATTGTTCCTTTGTGACTTCCTGATACGGTGCTTGCTTGTATGAGCCCCCGTCATACGGAAGGAAGGACACACCAGACAACATATCGAAGTTCTTGTAGACCCAAGCGATAACGTCAGGCCATTCCTCTTCTCGTACGTAGACAGTAGCTGAAGGCTTATGCTCGCACCACTCTTCCTGCAGGGTCTTCCAGAGTTCTAGAGAGCCGATAGCTGTATCATCATCGCGCATCTTAGACTGTTCAGGAGACTTCATCGGAAAATAGAAGACCGTAGTGCTGTCAGGCTTCGTGACATCCAGCTCCGAATATACGCCACTGTCCTTGAGAAACTGTGTGAGAGGGTCTTTATTATCAGCTCGAACAGTGCGAAGATAGTAAGGACTGTGCCGACTATGAAGACCAGACCCGCTATTAACAAGCTGAGACACAGTACCGCTTGGCTTAACACAAGTCGTAGCAGCTGACTGAGGAACCCCGAGCCGCTCAGCCCATTCCTTGTTAGTCGCCACAACCAAGTCACGAACCTCATTTAGAACTTCCTTAGTAATCAGCTCTGGATTATCAGCGACCCCGGTAAGGGAGACACCAAGCAGTCGCTCTTCTTCACAATTGTCTCGCCACGACTTTCGAAGGTATTTGAACTCTGTGAAAGTTGATTGGATCGTTCCGAGTATAGCCGCAATTCGAGCCTTTCTTTTGAACTCATCCACTGTATCGCTAGATCGGATAACAATTTCGGTAAGGTTGCAAAACTGCTGTGGACGCAGGATAATTTCACTGCATGGGTTGGTCCCGAAATCAAAGGAAGCATCACGCCGTCCATTTCGTCCAGCAACTGCTTGACAAGCGTAGCGACTGAAGAATCCTCGTTCACCTGATTTACTGTCATATAGTGCTTTCGCTTCTGTAAGGAACAAGTCCATGTCGGGCTTGCGTCGGTTGTAAACCGCAGAGTTATTAGCCAGAGCTCGTTGAACATTGGATGCCCACCAAGCGCCAGACTTAGCCGTACGCATACGGTTGTCAGTAACATCAGACAGGCTGATGAGGGCTGATCGACGTACACCACCAACAACTACAATCTCTGCAATCTTACACATAAGGTCGTGTGCTTCTAGTGAAGTGAGGCGGCGTCCGGCGGCGGTAGACACAAGACGTACGGTGAAGTTAAACAAGTCGACAAGAGGCTCAGGTCCTGAGGCCCGTCCACCAAAAGTCTTAAGCCGGGTTCCTGCAGGGCGCACAGCTGATACATCCCATTGAGGGATTTGACCAGCAATAAGTAGGGAAAATAGTTCACGAAAGGCTCGCGCCCATCCCTCTTTACTATCTGCAACTCGTACGGTGGTATCTGAATTGTTAAATTGTTCAGAGATTCGGGGGAGCTTGTCAACGTACTGTTCCTCTACAGAAAAGCCGACACCCGTGCCACACATAAGGATGTACATAGCTTCGTCAAAAGCTCGAGGACTATCCACCACCAGATAAGCACAGTTATAGGCAGCAACGTCACAACGGTCGAGAGCCGATCCCGCAGCCATGAGGGCCCGCATTGACGGCATGACTTCCAGATTGTAGATAGCATCATACAGTTCTTTCCAGACTTCAGCAGAAGTTTCAGGAGACCCTACTCGCTTCTGGTAGTACGAGACAAGACGTGTTACCGTCTCGTCCCAGTTCTCACGACGACCTAGATCATCACGCCATCGAGCATAACGACTCTTATAAATGAACGACTCATAAACAGAGTCAAATGGGGTGTACGGACTATTACTTACCAAGGGCACTTCCAATAATTACAACAACAGGAATTGTAAACAAACCAAGAAGGTAACCTATACCTATTGTTTGCCAAAAGTCAACTACAACCATTAAAGGCCTCGCATGTTAGGGGCTTCGTACGTAGAAGGTTTCAGAATCTTACCGTCAGGTCGCAGCAAAACCTTACCGTCGACAACCTTAGTCATGTTGCTGTTGTGAACACGATTGAAGGAAGCTTCAGCAGGGATGTCGAAGTAAACAGCAGCTTGAGAGATTACGTACTGGAGGTCTGCCCATTCTTTACAGAGATCGGCTCGTAGATCGTAGTTACGCATATCCTTGACGTAAGCTTCTGCAGCGACAAAGAACTCGTTAAGTTCCTCAACGATACAAGTAGCAATAGACTCATCAATGCTGTCTGCAGTCCCGTCGAAATCAACCTTACCTGCTGCCTTACGAAACTGATTAACTTTCTCTTCACGCGTGACGTTTTTCATCATCTTCATCTTCCTCAATTACATTCTTGCTGCGCTTGGGAAAGCGGAAGTCTTTTTCCTTGTGGAGCTTCCGCCTCATTTCCCTCTTCTGCTTATCGTCGTATTTATTAAGTCCGCTCATATTCTTCAAACTCAGGTGTTACATCACGACCGTATGTGTTGTTCCGTCCATATTCAAACTCAATGAGAATCTCAATATAATGCTTTGCCTTTAGAAGGTCTTCAAGACCTCCCTTCGTACGGAATCGACTGACATATTTAACAACATTAGACTGGCAATGATCCAGCTTGTTAACCATGCAGAACTCAATAGGTTGAATGGGGAAGTCTTTGTAGTGACCTCCCCCAATCTGTGTATCAAGCGGATTAGTCTGCGTCTCCGTCGGAGTAGTTGAGAAGATCATCCCAGTCGTTGTTGGCTTCGTATTCATCGTCTTCCTCAATTGGTTCAAGCACCCCATAGAAGTAGTAAGATTGCGAAGGCTTAGTGTCCACCTCGCGCCACTTCCTAGTACGCTCTCGGCTTCCGGACTGTAGCCGCTCAAAAGCTTCTTCACTAACAAGCTCAATACCCCCGTCTTCTCCTAGCCAGAAAAACATATCATTCATTATTGTCGTTATCCTCTGTGTTAAAGTCGAGCTCTTCACAAATATCTTCGATATTGTCTAGGATGTCTTCCTCTAGAAGATCAACAATCCTATCAATAGAGATATTCAAAAACTCGACTAGTTCCCAACCCTCATACTTATCAATGAGGGCGTTTCTAATCAGCGGGCTAAGTTCGCCCTCATCCATAATACTCATTACTCCTAACCGTATGCTTTCTTTACCCTGTCGAGACTAATCCACTGAAAGTCGAACAAACCGTCTTCAGCGTTGTCTAGTACAGCGATACCACGAGACCACATAGCGTTGGCCGGCCCAGCGTAATCAGCGTCATAATCTACGTACGAACCACAAGCAAGACCCATAAGAGAACGTCCCGGGGTCCTGTCAATCTTGTAGTCTGTGACGTGTGAGTGACCAACAACTGTACTCTTATTCCGCTTTTTGATAATAGACCAGGCTGGATGAGTACCACCAATAGGGCGACCCATCAAACCTGATGTTGCGTAGTGAATGAAGTCGATACCCTGAATGTCAATAGGCTGAAGAAAAGGGACTACTTCCCAAGGATAATCCTCGTAGCCGATATCCGAGTTCTTCAACTTACCTTCAAAGACTGGGTTCTCAGCAACATACCGTTCAGGACGAATGTCGTGATTGCCCAAGGTCCATACAAAGCGAGGCATCTTCTTCTTAGCTTTACGTACGTAGTGGAACAGCTTCTCTTGAGCGTCCTTAGCAGCATTACAGTCTGCTTCGTAACGAGCGCCTTCCATCTCCGCAGCCTTGCTATGGAAGCATAGAGACGGCATGTCGGCAAGATCGCCGATGTTAACTACTACGTCGGGCTTCATGTCGTGGATAAGTTGCCCAGCCCAGAGGAACCTATCGTTATTATAATCGGGGTGGGCGTGGCTGTCAGGCAACACCAGAATACGTTTACTCATCTTCGTAATACTCCTTAAGGGCGTCATAGTCAAGGAGACCTTCTCCCCTCAAGTAGTTGACAATTTGTTGCGTCTGGTCGGTAGTAAAATCGCCAGCCATAAGCAAGTCAGTGACAAGCTCGTCGTAAACGCTGTAACCCATCAATCGTCCTCTTTATCTTCATCGTCAAAGATTCCGGCGTCTTCAAGAGATTGACTATACCATTCCCAATTGTCAACACCACCTGCTTCAAGCGCGTCTAATACCGCTTCTTTAATTACAAGTTCTTTGTAACGAGACCGAGTAATTTTGTCGTAGTCGTCGTAGTTGTATTTACTCACCAGCAAAACCTCGCAGCAGTTGTAGGGCGTTTTCTTCGTCTCCTAGGACTATCTCGTCAAGGAGCTCAGTCTTCTTCTTTAGAAGTTCTGCAAGCTTAGCATCACGTTCTTTCAAGTCTGGATCAGGAAAACCCTCAAAGATAACGAAATCGTCGATGCTGTGGCCGTAAGTTCTTGATACGTCTTCACGGATTACGAACTTTCCTTGCTTCAAAGCTTCAAGTTTGTCATCAGGTGTTATCGTCTTCTTACGATATGAAAGGTCGATAACTCTTTTCTTTTCGTTGTAAGTGTCATCCACTCGTTGCTTGAGGTACTTAATTTTACTTTGATTCATCAAACCATTCCCTTGGGATAGCGGTCCCCTCACTCCAAGGAAAACCGTTGTCCTCACACCATTGCCAATACATACGACTGTTGCTACTCTTTGTTATACGATTGTTAGCTTTTTGAAATAAGAATCGAATGTCGAGATGAGGATTCTGGCGCTTAACAGCAATCATCTTTGTACGATCTTTACTTTCAAAGTAACCCTTGGCTTCTACAATAATCCCGTTGTCAAGTACAAAGTCAGGAATGTATCTCTTAGTGAGAGTATACTTTACAACAGGTTCAGACGGCTCATGAGCAGCTTCTGGATTGGCCAGAGCTACTCGCTCTTCATACCCACTCCTATACCGTTTCTTTGGGGACTTCATACACGTCTGGTTCTTTCTTTACGGTCGTCAAGACCCAATTTGCAAACTTAACTAACTCTTCTTGCGTAGCTGAGTTTTTCATTGCGTTAGCTTTCATTGAAATGACTTGTATATTGTCTGGTGTGTACCCTTTGTTTGGGTCAATAGCGTCGATTGACATAGCGTACTCAGTGTTTTTAACAAAAGGTGTTCCCAGTACAGGGCAAACAGAAGGGACTGAAATGCAACTTGAGGTGATCGAGCATTCGACTCCTTTAGTTCTGGCCCTATTTTTAGCCCTAGCTAACAGTCTCGTCGCGTCGTCCTTCTGTCTCTCTCTTTGACGGTCTCTAGCATCTTTCCTGTACTTATGAACTTTGCCACTAGCTATGCACTTGGCGTAGTGAGCTTTAGCTTTAAGATTGTTATTTAAAATTCGACAATCAGAACAATATTTCCTGCCTGAATTTTTAGGCACTTCCATTTCGACTTCACACAAAACACAGTTTCTAATTTTTAACTTCATAGACATCCGGCTCCTTTACAATTGTTGTGAGGTAGCGCGGGCCGCCAGAATACAGGAAAGTTCGTAGGTCGGGATAACACTCGTGCTTGAATGCGCAGTAAGAACACTGTGTTCCAAGCTTCATGTTCCCACTCTTACCGTCAGGTTCAGGTTCAAAGCAACGAGGGGGGGGAGTATCGAGTGCTATAACTTCCTTAAGATGTTTGATCCGTGGCGCTGGTGGGTGGTCTGCTACAATAGAAGAACTTACATTCATCACGGTAAGATCGCCACTTACCTTGTCGGCGGCAAGAAAAGCTCCACCTTCTCCCGGAGTAAGGACACCTGTGTAGCCAGAGATTTGTTGGATATAGCCAAAAGGGTCATTCTCAATGAGTGAATGGTCTTTGAATTTCTTAT